TTGTCACACCAAGAAACAACTACAAAAACCTTAAAACAAAAGATAAAAGATATAAATAAACGTAAAGAGGAAGTTTCGCAATCTTTTCAACATGATTTAGACTTCATCGATTATCGTGTGCCACAATCTATGCGTATGGAATTACAAACTGCTTTTTCACCCAATGTGATTAATGAGTCTTTCAAAAATGCCAGAAACATTGCAAAGAAGGCTGCAAAACAATTTAATTTATTAGCAGATACAGATGTATTTCACAACCTTCTTGCAAATGCTTCTTCTGTTTTGTACTTTAAAACACATAAGTACGAGCATAATGGAAAATCGATGAAAAATCCTATTGGATACTTTACTCGAACGTTCAAAAGAATCGTCTATAACTACATTGATAGCTTTAGAGAGATACATAACCTTGCAAGTCGTAAGGCAAATAAATATACTGGACTAGCTTTTTTCAAAGAATTTATTGATGGTTAACTTGTTATGTCTTAACAACCATTTGATTCATGAAATCGTGAATGGATTTAGCTTGAAATATGCGAAAATTTGAAGAGGAGATGTCATACTGGCTATCGGTAATTACCAGAAGAGAAGGGAAGTATTTCGATTTCTTGGGTTGCCATAGTTCTTGCTGCCATTCCAAACTATGAAAGTAAAATTCATATCGGTTTAATTTCTCTTGCATTACTTTCTTACTGTATACCGAATTCTGCACTTCTATGAAAAATGGAGATTGTCGCCAAATTGTAAATATGTCTGGCTCCATATATGCTTTACCATACTTGGGCTCGACTTTAAACAATTTAGGCTTTTCGTACTGAAGAAGTTGCTTATATACATTCACAATAGCAAGGAAGTGCGGAATCTTTTGACTTGTTTTTCGAATCGGACTCGGTTGTGGAAAGTAGATATATGGTTTCTGTAACAAATTTACGTCCACGCTCCCATCTCGCCTTAATCGTTTCATAACCGTATTGCAACTGGTCACAGCTTTCTTGAGTCCTTGGAAATGCAAATCGATAATATCATCTCGTGATAGGCATCTAAAGCGACATAAGTCTTTTATAATCGCTTTATCTCTACTCTTCATGTTCCAACACTCCAAACAAAGGAAGTTCTTGTTGTAGCGAATTCTGAAGCGTTATATCTTCTTTGAGTAAACGGTAAGGTTCAACTATTTGCTTTGCTTTATTAAGTTCTAAATAAGGAGCTTGCACTTTCTTTAATCCATTTAACTTTAAAATCATTTGGCCAGATTGCTCTAATTGTTCTGATCCAGGTGTGCCCATTATATTACTATTAATTGTGTTATCGCATTTAAAGCCCATTCTAACCGTCATATTTAGCTTTAACTTACCATCTAACACCTTTGCATCTGGTCTTTGCATGGATAGCATAAGGAATACACCTAGCGCCCGACCAACTGCCGATATTTTTTCTATTGTCGTCATACATTCTTTTCATCTTGTAGCATCGCTACTTCATCGATAGCTAACAAAATATAAGGTTTCTGTTTATCAGGATTTAATTTGTTGTACTCATCAATGTGATCCACTTCATATTCTTCCATGAGCTTTCTGCGTTCCCTGATTTCATTCCAAACCTTATGAAGCATGACTTTCATTTCGATTTCTTCCATGCACACTTCTTTCACATGTTTTACTCTACGCAAGAAATGAAATTCAGAGTTTTTCAAGTCGCCTAGGTACAAATATAATTTATCAGGAGGCATGTATTGAATGAGTGTAGAAAGTACAACACGTACCATACTACTTTTTCCGCTACCTGTTTCTCCTGCAATTAGTAAATGGGGTGTATTGGGGTTTACCATATCATAAACAAGCATGTTTCCAAACTGGTCACGCCCTACTATAACAGGAAGACGGCATTCTTTTATGAATGGTTGCCATTGCTTATAACTGTAGTTGTATTGTTTCAAACCACCATCAGAATGAAATACATTGAGCACAAACTTTTTAATATCTCCCTCAATTGCTACATTCCGTCCAAATATTTGTTGAAAGCAAAACCATTTCTTTTCAATTGTCTTTGGATCTAATCCGTTGGGGATAGTAAATACATATTTCACGCTTTCGTTTGAAGAAAAAACAGCATGAACCTTTGGATAAATTGGGATTTTCCCTCCACGTGTTTGATGTTCCGTATATAAACCTGCCTTTTGGAACACCTCAATAATCTGGTGTTTTAAAGACCTCTTATGAAGCCATTCTTTTATGATTCCCATGACAAGCCTCCTAGAACATAATTACAATTCGAACAAATACATAGGTAATGAATCCCACTCCACCAATTTTTACGCCATAATGAATCCCATTGGATAATAATTTAGCCGCTGATACATAATCATTTCGTACAAGATATCTTTCTAACATGACTGCCCCAATTAAAGCCGTTCCCATTATCCCTAATGCCAGATACGTATTTAAAATAGAATCCGACATATGAACAAATGCTAACGGACTTAATGAATGATATCTTTGTATTTTCTGCTCTTTCATTTTGTATGATCCATCCATAAAATCCCGAAAAGGAATAACTTGCTTTCTTGTAAACATAGAATCTACTCCCCGTCATTTATTTCTTATCGTATTCCGCACAAGACTCTGAACAATACTTCTTTCCATTCCATCTCCAAAACAACCAATCGGATAGCAGACATTTACAATACTCACAAGTTTCTTCTGATAATGCCATCTTGATGTTCATTTCTTTCGCCCCTCTATAAACAGAATATAAAACCCAGATAAAATAACGCTTCACACACTCATTACCGTGGTAGAGTTACCTTGATAGGAACCATGGTAGTTACTGTGGTAGAAATCTAAATCTTACCTTGATAACTACCTCGGTAAAATTACCTATTCCTACCTTGATAGCTACTTTGATAACTGAGTTTCTTCTTGCCGTGGTAACTACCTTGATACATCATATTGTGGAGAGCTTGGACAATATTCACCATTTTTGGGGTTTTATTTTTAGTGAAAATTGGACATGACTGTATATAATAAATTAATTAATGAGGTGAAAACATGTGGGGTCTTGGTAAAAACGTACAAAACTAGGAAAATTCTTGGACAAACATGAAATCGAACAAGAATGGCTTATACGAAAATCGGATTTAGGAAGAAATACAATTGGAGAACTAGCTAATAATCCTAATAGATATCCTACACAAAAAACCATGAAGAAAATATTAAAAGTACTTCGAGAATTTGATCCTAAAATAAGAGCTGATGATTTTTGGGATATGTAAACGCAAAAAAGTCCGCCTCCACGAAAGGAAACGGACTTTTAGGTTAACTATTTCAGTTAAGAATGGTTGAATATAAAATATAATATAACAAAAATTATTAGTCAATAGCTGATTCTATTTTGAATAAAGTGTATTTTTCAAAAGCATGTTAAGCACTTTAGAAGCATATAATAAATTGCTCCGGCTATGTCATACAACATGCCAATCTATACAGAAAAAGCATTCCGGTCTCACCACCCTGGAGTGCTTTTTCTCATATTTTAACATTTTACTACATAAAATAAATTAACACGTTCCTCTTTATAATAAGCATCCTATGTAACCAGAGCACTCCTAAAGAATGCTCTGGTTTTTATTATTCATTTTAATAAAACTATTCTTTTGTATAAATTTCTGGATGTAAACGCAAAAAAGCCGTCTCCCAAAAGGAAACGGCTCTTTGCAGGTTAACCACTCAATTATAAAATGGAATAGTTAGAATATACCATATTTTAATCTAACAGTCAATAACGAGTTCTACTTTGCATTGTTAACGGATATACTATTTATGCATCTAGAGAATCACCACATTTTGGACGCCTTCAACTGGGGAAGGTGTCTTTTTAGATTTAGAAAATTTACTATCACTTTGTTTTTCACCTGTAACATAATTCACCCACAAAAACTACCGAATATGCACACTTACATTCTAAATGCGAATTTTCTGTTAAATATAGGAAATTATTAAGTTTTTTCTTAATCAACAGAGTACTATTGATACGTACGAATAAATTCATTACAAAGGGGATAATTTATTATGTTTACAAAAAAACTAGTAACTGTCGCAACTACTTTAGCATTAGGATGTGGATTCTCTTTCAGTATTACACCAGCTTTTGCGGATTCTAATGAAGTTTCCACAACTAATACACCGATTTCTTCTATACAGAACCAAGAACAACTATCGTTCACTGGGTATGTTATTTCAGTGGATAGTCATTATTTAGTTGTTGCTAACACTTCTACAAAAGAAGAAGCACTTTCTTACCAAAATAATTGGTGGGAATTAGCTTCTCAGAATAAAATCTTAAGAGTTCCTATTTCTTCTGGTGATAATTACGCATTAGGCGAAAAGTTAAATGTATTTGCAAAAGCATGGACTTACTCTATTCCACCAATTGCTATTATGCCTACTATTGAAAAAGTAGTTGAATAAATAATTATTTAAACTTACTAAAGGACATCGTTCTAATTTGAGCGATGTCCTTTTTCCTTTACTTCACATACACACAGGCTTCATTCGCAGTTACATAGTATGCATACTCTATAAAACCGTTACACCCTACCCCTCAAACCTCACATACTCCCCTGACACCCATTGGTCTCCCCCAACGTTATACCATCCATTTTGAATGCCCCAAGATTGATAGCGTTCTCCGCGGTACACCTTTTTCACAATGTCGTAATTCGTTCCTGGTCCTGTACGAACGCGTAATACATCCGCTGTAATCGTAACGACACCTACACCATTGTTGGCAGGTTGTGTGGATGGAGTTGTATTCCCACCACCGTCATATGTTTTTTGCACCCTTTCTATAAAGGAATTCCAACGTCCTTCTGCTAACATACGATGTGGACAATACTTTCCGCTCCACGATTGGTGTGTACGAACTTTACTGATCGGAATGTTATATTGTCTCATCAATTGAGCCACAATAATAGCCGCATTATTTTCCGCCTTATAATATCTATCTCCACCACTTAAAGAGTAGCAAATTTCCACCCCGATAGATTTACGATTTCCGTTACCTCCACCATCACCACAATGCCAAGCGTTACGCTCTAAAAGAATTCCTTGTACCGCTTCCTTATCATCTACTGCGATGTGGAAGGACACTTCATTATTATTTCGAATCATATACGCGATTTCATTTTCCGCTGGTGCGTCATTATACGTATTGTGAACTGTGATAAACTCAGGATTCATTGTATACGGACACTTTGTACCATATTTACTTGGGTCAACTAAGTTTTTTCTGATTTCCATCATTGAACATCTCCACTTCCTAAGATTTTTTGTTTAATTTCAGAAACATCTTTTGATAAATCCCCAAAAGCTTCTGCTTGTTTTGTGATAACGTCCTGATTCTTTTCAATGACTTTCTGATATTGTTCTTCACGCTGTTCATTCTTTTTTTGCGTAGTAAAAAGCATCCACACGAATAACGCTGCGAATGCTCCCTGTTGAATCATGGAATTGAAGATTTGTTCTTCCATTGTTCTCATCCCCTTGTCATGGCAATAGAAAAAGAGCCCTTTTAGGAGCTCTTACTTATAATCAGGTCTAAATATTGTAATTCCTTCTCGGGCAAGTGTACGCATTTCTTCATCCAAACGATCTAATTCACTTCGTTTTACTTCTGGATTCATCTCGGTATCCGATTTTACAACATAATATTCTTTACGTAACTTAGCCATCTCTCTATCAATTCTATTAAATGCTTTCATTTCTTCGGCATTTGATGCATCTTCTTCATTCTTTTTACTATCCGCTTGAATCGCTTGTTGTTCATCCATGATATTATAGTAATCTTCCATGACCTGCCCACCACCTTGTCCATTTACAAAGAACGCTTTCGCACCTGGTGTCGATTCATTCCATTCTTGTGCAATTGGTGTAGGTACATCTTTATTAGATATTAATGAAATCGCACTATCTAATCCTTTCAATGGAAACTGACCTAATCCAGCCGTATATCCTTTATATAAATTATCAATTTTGTATGGAGAAGCTTCAATTCCAATCTTATCTAATGCACTTGCCATTTCACGAGCTGTTAAGCTCGTATTCGGACCGTATTGCTCTTTCGGTGAATTTTTCTCATCACGCTTTGGAACAATTGGACCATCCCTAAAAAAGCTATAGTTTGCCATATTCTCGACAATTGGTTGTAACGTAGTCGGTATCCACGGTACTTTCACCGCATCATTTACAGTTTTATCAAATCCATCAAACGCATACTGATCTCCCTCTCTATATTTATTTGCTCTTTCTACTGTATTAGCTAGTAATGAAATATCGAAAGGCTTAGGAATCCGTCCCACTTTATCAGTACCAGGAATGGCATATGACCAATACGTGTCCTTCTCTTGTTGCGGCATATTATCCATCATTTCTTTTTGTTTATCATTTGCACTTGCATAACTTGCGATGGCTAGTGCACTTGGTGGTAGGGTTGAACCTGCAATACGGGCACTTGTTCGAACTGGATGTTCCTTCATCGCACGAATTAATTTGTCTTTTCCTTGTACGTTTGCATTTAAGAACGTAAATATTCGATTGGCAGATTGCATGGAATTCCCCATACGGTTGAAATCCATTAAATCGCGCGCTTGATACGCAGCTTCCTCAGGCGTTAATCCTTTTTTCAATCCTTTATTATAAGCTCCGACTTTTGTTGCTTCTTCCGATACTTCGGAGATATTCTGTAGTACTTTCAGCCAATTTTTAGGATTAACAGGAGCTGTAATAGCCTTTATCGCTTTTGGAAGTCCAGATTCTTGTTTTTCTAATCCTGATAACTGTTCTTTCAACAAGTCACGATCGGCAGATAAATATCCACCATATGCACCGCCCTGATTTACCCAGTCATCATACACCTCTGAACCTTTCCCGAACTTTTTCTTCCCAACTTCTTTAAGTCCCTTTACAAAGTCGAAAGGATTATAACCTGTATCACTTACCACATAAGATGCAAACTGGTCACGTATTGGATTCCGTAATGCAAATTCAGGTGTTAGAGTTGCACCTGCTCGTAACCAATCACTCGGTTTCCCAGCGGCCAATACAAATTTATTTGTAACTTCCTTGTCCATTGCTTTCACTGCACGATACAATTCCGGTGCTAATTGATATTGCTGTTTCTCTCCATTTCGAAAAACAGTTACAATGTTCTCTTTCGCTACCGACTCTTTCCCATCACCTGCAAGCTTTTCAATCCATTTCCCTGCGCCTTCGTTTTCCGCTAAATCTGCTAGAGCTAGGCCAACTTTATTCCGTTCTATTGCTTGCATAGACTTAAAGGTATTTTTCACAATGCTTTCAAATGGATCAATGACATTTCGGCTCGAACCCTCTATACGCTTAACAGGATTGGTTAAATCTACAAATCCTTTTCCTCCGCCGAAACCTTCACCTATGCCTTCTTCATCAAAATAACGATTGAATGGCATGTAGTTTGGGTGTTTTTCACGCATGGCAGTAACAGCGTCTTTAGATAACATTTGCCCTTCAACCAACATATCTAGCAAAGAGTCATTGTAGGCTTTAATCTTTTGGTGTGCCGCTTGTATTTCAGGATTATCAAACTTCGCAATTGTTTTCTCTATCTCGTCCGGAGTAAACCCAGTTTTAATGCCTTGTTTTTCTAAGTCTCTTGCATGTGTAGCGGTCACATAATCCCGTATATCTGCCATATCAACCTTTGAATCTCCAAAGATATTACGGAACTCTTCTACCTTCATTTGCGCCTTTTTAGGCGTTCCCGCTGCAAGTCTTGCCTTCTTATAAGGAGAAACAGACGCATCCGCCAATTCTCCACCAAGTATTTCTTTCTCTGCTTTAGAAATCGGATAAAGTCTATCCATTACATCTGTATAGAACTCCTCTTTCGTTTTTGGTAGTTTTTGCAGTACTTGCTTCACACGCTCAAGACCCTTAGGTTTTTCATTTACATTAATTTTTCCGCGGAAACGCGCTTCATCCCCTTGATTCGCCCATATTTGCGCATCTTCTTGTACTTTTTTCAATCCCTTTTGTACATCTTCCGGAATGGTATTTTGAAAATGCTTCATAAATGCAGGCGCTTCTTGTTCTGCCATGGCTGGATTTAATAAGTATCGGCGCATAAATTCCGCCATACCTTCTTGACGAATTTGTTCAGGCGTATAATTTTGACCGGATGTGTGGGAACCAAGTTTCATTAATTCGTCATCAAATTTTGGGTCATTCAATCCAAATTTCTTATCCAAATGATGACCCGTTTCATGCGCTAACGTTTCTAAGTCCCCATAATCGCGCGTACGAATGACTTCGGGACTATTCTTATAAATACCCGAAACCGCATCGTCGCCGACTCCCATGCGCCCTGTACGAAGCGTGATGCCTACGTTATCACGGAAACTATCCATTAACTTTTTCTGCGTAATGGTCCGCCCATCTGGCGCCATAGCGGATTGAATGACCGGTGGTGCATTGCGCATCGCTTGTACGTCATCAGGGAGTTCTCCATTTGAAGAAGCTTTCTTTTTCTGTTTGGCCACACTTTCTATTGCTTGTTCTAGCGATGTTGCGGATTCTAATTCAGATTGAATCGGTAAAGATTCCGGTTCGTTTTTGATACGCGTATTTTGTAATGCTTGTTCTTCCACAGCTTGATTGGTTAATTCCCTTTGATGTCTTTCCTGCTGAATGACATCATCCGATACGTTAGAAGTATGCCCCTTCGTCTTACGCAAATTTTGCACCGCATTCATCAAACCGTGGGCAAGCGGCGTAATAGCTGCCCCTGCTGCGGTCTCTACGCCAATCCGTTTTAAATGGTCTTCTACCGTCTGTTCCGGATTCACATATGCTTTGGCTGGTGTTTCTGCACCTGCAATCAGAGCACCTGTTACTGCGCCTTCTTTGGCAAATTGCCCTATCTTGCCAAGTTTAGAAGTATTTTCTCCCACCTTCGCAGCCATTCCCAGTTTCCCCGCTACGTTCGCAGCGCCTGCACCAGGAAGTACATAGCCAATCCCCGTTGATACAAAGTCAGCGACATTTTCTCCCACACCTTCACGATGATCTTGCCAATCTACCGCATCCTGTCCTCGTACTTTTTTCATGGCCGCACTTGGCGCATTGAGTAACGTAGAATCCATAGTACGATTCGCAAAGCGATTTACCTCTTTTGTGGCTTCACTTTTCCCGCCATCTTTCATGTACTCATCCCAAACTTGCTGACGAGTTTTACCTTCTGGTGGTTTAATCATTTCACCAAACTTTTGCGCGGCAAATTTCAAGTCACCAAAAAAACCCCCTTCCTGAGGAGGTGACTGTTTCGCGATACGATCAATCGTACCCATCATACGATTGGTACGACTAGCTTCTTCTTGTTGTTTCATCCAGTCTGTGGATATGGATTGTGAAATACTGTTAGCTGCTTTTATTTGATCTAAAAATGGATTTCTCTCTGGTGGTTTTCTATGATCCTCATTGTTCTTATCAAATTCAAGATTTTGATACACATTCTCTACTGGTTCATCTTCCTCACCATTTTTCAATGCGAAGATTTCTTTTTTCTTTTTTACAAGACTACCTGTATTTTCATTCCGAACTTGAATGGGTTGCGTACTTCTTTCATATTTATCTTGATTCCCACTATAATAATCCACACGACGAACATCTTGCTGAGCTGTATTTGAATTGAGTTCAATCATGCGTTGAAGCGTAGCACGCTGATTATCATCTAGACCACCATTGTCTTTTTCCCAATCCTTCACCATAGAAGAAGCTTGTTCTCTTTCTATGTCACTTTTCTTTTTACGAGGCATACTTCACACTCCTTACCAAAATCCTTTCGGCCCAAACTGTTTCAACAAAGAAGAAGACTCCCATGGTTTCCTCAATAACAGCGACTCCACATAAGATGGTGCTTTCTTTACTTCTTCCTTCTTTTGTCCATATGCATACGGGGCATTATTTGGGTTACTGTACCAATTAATTTGATCGCGTGTATAACCATTCAATGAAGATTTTGAGCTTACACTTGGTGAACTGCTTGAAGAACTTCCACTACTTGACGTTCCTCGCGAGCCGCCACCTCCACCACTATTTCTAGAGGCGGCTGCTTGCTTTTTTAAGTTATACTCCTGTTGCCAATGGCTATCAGATACACCATCTCTCCCAGAACGATAATTGAATTCTTGTTGCCAACGATTGTCGGATACACTGTCGCGACCGGCCCGGTAATTATAATCTTGCTGCCAACGGTTATCCGATACACTGTCCCGACTTACTTGATAGTTATAATCACGTGTATCTTTTTGTTTCCCATAATTAAAACGACTCAAATCGAGATTGTAATTCCGATTATCATTATTTACGGAGTGATTAAATCGGCTCACATCTAAGTTATAATCACGCAAGTCTTTTTCCTTTCCATAATTAAAACGATTCAGGTCTAAATTATAATTTCGATCATCATTTTTCATTTGATAGTTAAATCTATTTTTATCAAGACTATAGTTTCTACCATCATTAAAAATCGTATAATTAAAACGCTGTTGGTCTAAATCATAATTTCGATCATCATTTTTCACGGTGTGGTTGAAACGATTGATATCCAAATCATAGTTTCTATCATCATTTCGAACCGTATGGTTAAAGCGATCCCTATCCAAACCATAATTTCGATCATCATTTTTCACTTGATGGTCAAATCGTTTGTTATCAAATTGATAATCTCTCCAATCTTTGTCTTTCGTATAATCAAACTTATCACGCTCTAAATCACGATTTAATGTGTCATTTTTCTGTTGATAATTGAAGCGCTCTTTATCAAAATTATGGTTTCGTAAATCATTTTTCTGTTGATAGGCAAAACGGTCTTGATCCATCTTCATTCCTTGTTCTCCACTCCATTCCTGAAACGCCTGTTGGCGTTCACGGAAACCAAGGTCTTGGTCACGTTCCATCAGTTGGCGAGCTAAAGAAGCAATTTTTTGTGTACGCTCTGCCTCTAAATTTCCTCTTTGTGATAAACCTGCAATCGCGATTTTATTCATCGCATCTTGTGATAAACCCGAGCTTCCCATCCCTCTTGCAGCTGCTTGTTCTGCTGCTTGCGTTTGACTATCCGCTACACTCGTTTGCATGTTTTGCAATGCTCTTTCATATAAAGAACCCAGCTCGTCATTCGCTTGTAAGCGTGCATCTTGCATACTTAAATTACGCCGTTCTGGCGTTGTAAACACTGGATAATTCGTCATACAAACTCACCTCATCCCATTGAAATAGCCATATAATGAAAAGCCAGTGAAGTATCTCTTGTTGTATTCTTATTGTGCAAAGTAAGTGTAAAAGAAGTTACCGTAACTTGTGAAAGATATACCACGATGTCTCCTGTTCCAATATCTCCATTCGCCGCTGTCACTGTAACAAACGGAATTTGGGAAAAGGCAGGAGTAAATAAGATTTGTTTCTGCAACGTTTGCCCACGACTTATCTGAATAAACTCTGTCTTTCCCACTCGTATGTTATTTTTATAGAACCCATACTCATTTAAATTTTGTAAAATCCCATCATTGTCATTATGAGCATTAATTAAATTCGTAAATTCTTCATTTACTTGCCCAGATGAAATGGTTGTACCTGGCATAAAATTATATTTTCTTTGAATTTGTACCATAGGACGTCTCCTTTCTTCTTTTCAATTCATACTGAACCCCGATGCCGTATACAACAAAAGGACGTATATGAGTTACGTCCTCGATAATCATGCCTATTTTTTTCGTTCGATTATTTACCCGTAGGCGATTAATATACATTTCGATTCTATCAAATGTATTCTGGTCCCAAATCGCTTCATCCCAATTGGAAACATTCGCAGCATTTGGTCTTGTACCATCTACCTGCTTGGTTTCAAAATCTAATTTCACTCCTAACCGATACCCGTTGGGTTGATTACTATGCAACCATATCCGATGAATCTTTTTGTCTTGTGTCATCAAACCAAAATCAAAATACTTGGTTTCCATGCGAAAAGGAATCGGCTTTCCATCATCATGATATTCAGGATGAAAGACATACGCATTTTTATTGCTTCCAAAATAAAAATTCCCATCATAGTTTACGAATACATCCGCTTTGATATTCGAATAAACAGTCCAACACACCAGCAATTCATCATAGACAAGTGTTTTTCCATTTGGAAAAGATAGATAGTACTTCCCTTCAAAATAACCTGCAACAGCTTTATTTTTTTCTGTAAGTGGGATCGCACGCATTGTCGATTCTATTTGCTTGGTTATAATTTGTGCACTTACCATATTAAAGTCATTCGCAAATAATCCATATACATGTGTATCACTCAAATAAAAAATTTGATTTCCAACTACTTGAATACTCTCAGGTGCCATACAGCCCGTTGGTGTATTGATCTTTACTAATTCATAATCATATGTTGTTTTTCCATATAAAGCCCATATGGAATGCCGGCAGAAGATAATTAAACTATTTCGAAACGTTACCAGCCCTACGATTTCATCATTTTCATTACTTGCCACATCAAAAAAATTAATGGCGGGAAAATAATCATATACAGCGTATCCAAGTTTGGGATCGATGTGGGAGAATGAAACCCGATTCTTTATGTCATGACCCACAACAAATAACCGCCCGCCAAAGAAAGCCATGTATTTGCAGTTAAATAAAGAACCTATATCATTCAATCCTGGATTTCTTTGTTCATCCGCCGTAGGTACATATGCTGTTACAGATGACAATTGATTTTCAGCATACACTTTTAGAGAAATATTATTGGCAACTAAAACAACACGGTTTCCTTTTCGGTCTTTCATCGTGATAAAATTCGCTCTGTCACCAGTAGAGGGCGGACCTGGGATATCAACAAAGAACTTCCCATTCCATCTCCTCAAACGGTCACCCATCATCAATAGCTCATTTGTGCCATCCGACTTGAGAAATGTATAGGCACCTGTTATCTTATCTCCTACATAAGCAACTTGTTTATAACCTGTTCGTTTCCGAATTTCCCCCACACCAATCACTGCATTTTCTATTTTACTTAGTTCTTTATCCCCAATTACATTTGCATACACTGTATCATTCAATCCCATTGAAAAATCTTTGAATTCAGCAGTATCCTTCACTCCTCATCACTCCCTTTCAATCCGCAAGGAAGGTAGGAGCATCACTATACTCGTGGATGGTCTTCATTCGCACACCTGACCTCTTTACTTTCCGTTTCTCACGAAAGACGGCATATTGTTGCCTACGTTGTTCATATCGCTGCATACGATCTGGCCTATCCGCATAATCTCCATCCATAAACTGTAGTTGTCCAACAGCGTATAAAATTAATAAATCGTGATAGGGACTATCAATTTCAGGTACATCTTCCATTCCTTTTAGATGACTTAACTTTTTATAATAATAGACCTCAATAGGTTGTTGACTCCCGCCTTGTAACATCAATTCATTTCCCCACACCCAATACCCTTGCTGATTTTCTTCCCCTACAGGTATACGCGGAAATACTTTGTTCGTTTGCATCACTCGTTCTATATCTTGTACGTCATTTGGTAATTTGTATGGATATGTTAAAGTGGCTTTCTTTTCTATCCTTGCAATCGGGGTGATATCATCTAATGCACGATTGAGCCAATGTTGAATATCTCCATTTTCAAAAATGTCGTCAACATCCCGGTTCACTTGCAGGATTAGTTCTTGCAGATTCACTATGATTCCCCCCACATTTACACCCTGTACATATTTTTGTACGCCATCCACACGGCCATATGCATGCGCGTTCCAAAATGCTTCTTTTGATTCTCTCGCATAATCTTCCGCTAGATCATTCAGTTTTCTTTCTTCTTCTTTTGTCTCTTTTTCTCAGTATCTTCCACAGTTTGAACAGCGGAGAATCCGTTCACTGTATGGATTCTCTTAATGTGGTCTATCGTACGAGAATCTAATTCTTCAAATCCGATTTGTGGAATTTTCATAATCGACATATCTAATAGTCCATCCATAATGACATGTTCCCCATTTTTAGGATTCCACATAAGATACAAGTGGGGATCATAGGATTGTAACTGTTCTTCCACATGATAGATATCATTTAAAAATGTTCGCTGAAATCCACGTCGTTCATACACGCCCATGATCTATACCTCCGTGAAGTTTAAAAAAGAGGAGCTAGTCGCTCCTCTCAATTTATTTCGTATATCCAGTTGCTTCTTGCACGTCTGACAGTTGCCAGAAGGCATTACGTGCGTGACATACCATTGTTTCTAACATATACGCGGTCGCTTCATATGCCGCTTTATTCGGTACACGCGAGAACATCGAACCATCCTCTTCCATGAACTGAAGGTCCGCTACACGGTATAATCCTAAATCGTCATAATTTCCTCCCCACACAATACCTGCCGGCATATAACGGTCTACTAAGAATGGTTTTCCATCAAACTCTAATGCAGAATAGCCGCCTTCTAACTGCATTACATTTGTGTAGCGTTTATTTGTAGTCAGTACAGCCTCGTATGCTGCACGTACACCATGCGAACCCATAAGAAAGTCTGTTTCTTTTCCACTCACAATAGATGTTTCATCCATCACTAAACGTAGTAGCGCATCGGAAATCGGACGAGCCGTTCCATTATTGGCAAACATATTTGCTTTCCACCATGTATATGTGGAAGGATTTAACCCTTGTAAGATGAGCTTATCATCAATAATTCCATTTAACCCCATTGGCTCTAAATTAGAAGACCCAGCTGACACAATGCCATCTGTTGCCGCAGTTGCAACTGCAGCACCATCAATCGTAATGGTAGTCGCTGCACGATCAATTGCTGTAACAGTTCGATTGCTGGTTGTCACGCTACCTGTCGCATTGACAATATCTACTTTTTGTCCAACGAAGAATCCCTTCACACTACTTACCACAAGTGCATTCGCAGCCGTTGCCTGTGCGGTACAATTCGCAATACGTCCTGAACCATTACCGAAGGTAACACGTGCACGGAAGTTCTTCATATCCGTTGTTAAACCTTTTACCTCAGATTCTACTGCACGAAGATAAGACGTTTCATTTTTCTTCGATGATTCAATGGTTTGTACGGTAAGTTCTAAACGACCAGCCACCATACGTACTGTACCTGTCGAGCTCTTATACGCTTGTTGCCCCGCTGTTGGTAAGTTACCATTTTCAGCAACTGCTCCAACCCCCGTGTTACGTCCAAAGTGGTGAGGAATTAAGAAATTCGAACCATCACCATTAATCTTTTCCACTTTCTTTTCTAACTGTGAAACGATGTAGTTCGCATTGTTAATCTGTTCTTTAATCCCTGGCAAGTAATCGATTTTTAAAACATCCGCTAATGTCGTTAATGTAGCACCCATAAGTAGGATACCTCCTTAAATTTGTTGGTTTGCTGATCGTAATCGTTGTAATGCTCTTTCACGCGCCACTTTAAAATCTGTAGTTGGTTCATCCGAGACAAGTCCTGTTACACCAGGACCTTCCACCTTCGGCGCTTTCTTACTTTGTAAATATTCTTGAATGGCCGTTTCTTTTGCTGAAGTAAGCTGTTCTTCTAACTGCTGCGCACGCATGGCGTTATACGCCACTTCAAAATTAGGAACATTTTGTTCCACCATAAATTGTTCTAACGCTGCTGCATCTGCGCCTTTTTCTTGCGCGAATTGCCCTAACGCTTGAGTGAATCGTTGTGATAATTGGTGCTGTTCACGCTGATATTCCAGTTCTTCTGCTCTTTGTGCCTTTGCTTCCAGACTCTCTAATTTCTGCTGAATTTCAGGCGTCACACCAAACTTTTCAGCACGTTGTAATAAGTCTTGTTGTTCAATTGCTTGCATCATACTATCAAGATCGTTGTACCCTGCTTGTTGTTGAAAAAAGTTAATCGCACGATCATACTTGTCATAGTTACCATATCGTTCAGAAACTTCTTGTTCCCAACGCTGACGTTCTTCCATAAGAGCCGCTTGTGTACGTTCTTGTAATCTCTTCGCAAAAGCTTGAGATTGTTCAATATTTTCTGGTGGTTGCCCTTCTGGATTATTTTCTATTGGCGGTTGCTCAATTTGTTCAGGTGGATTTGTGACCTCACCTGCACCTTGTGGAGGTGCGCTTTCCCCACCTTCAACGCCAGAAGATGCAGTTTCAATTACTGCTTCTCCGCCACCTTCCAAACCATTAAAGAATTGAAAATTACCTAAACGTAAACGAAATGGTTTTAACATATTTCTTTCCTCCTGTGGGTGGGCGCAAGTCCACATTCAACGCCCGAATTTTTGTATATAAAAAGCCGCTTTTTATAGCGACTTACTTAGCTAATTCACATTGCAATCTGTAGCCCTCTAAATGCCAAATCTTATCAACAATTCGGTCTTTGCAACATTCAATTCCAATGTTTACATCATAATTAGTAGGGTCAACACATGCACTGGATTCCGTCAGAATGAAACCATTCGGTAATTTAGCAACAACTACTGTACATTTACCGTGAAACTCTTCTACCGTCCACTGTGTTTTATCTAAAATAGCGTTAATATCTTCTTGTGTAATTTTATTTTTCATTATTCAACCACCATCCAATCCTCTGCTAACACATCAGAAGTGCTAGGGGACCATGTAGCAACATCGTTTTGGGCTGTTTTCAATGCAAGATATGCACGATACGGGACATTTTCTCCGCCAAATGCTTCTTTCATAATATCTGTAGCTGGTGGATATGATGCAGCAGGCACATAATAAACAAACATACATTTCCCGTTCCAACCTTTACGTGCAATTTTATTCCCTTTTTTAACTGCTTCAATTGCTTGTCCGAATTTCATCATTCAACAACCTCCCAATCTTCTGCTAACATATCTGTTTGTGATGCTAACCAAGGAACAAATGTATCATCAACTGTTTTCATACCAATCCAGGGGAGGAGTCCTTTGCATTTGTTACCACCTACCACCTCAAAAGAGATATCAAACTCCCCCTGCTTTACGAGTCTTACCCACATACCTACATCATTCCAACCTTTACGAGCCACTGTCTTACCTTGTTTCAATGCTTCAAGCGCTTGGCCAAAAGTCATTATTCTACAACCTCCCAGTCATTTGCGAACATATCCAAGTTGGTTGGCTTCCAACCTACGGATATTGTATTCTGCGCGGTTTTAATAGCAATTGAATCCTCAAATCGCGGTTCCCCTGCATACTCTCCATATCCATATCTAAACGCGGTAGAAAAATCGTTCCCGTTAACCAGATACAGAAACATCCCTTTACCATTCCATCCGGAACGAAATACCCTTTCTCCTTCTTTTAACCGATGCAATGCCCAACCAAAATCACCAATAGTTAAATCCATTTATCTCTCACCCTTCTGCACTTGTTTTTCTACTTTCTTTTCTTCAATATCTAATTTACGATGTTGTAACTGTAAGTCTTGTTCTTTCATAGCTTTCTGCGCTTCTTGCATGTGTTGTTCTTGTTCCATCTGCTGCCTTCTATCCGCTTCCATTGGCGCATTGAGTGCCTCCATATGTTGCTGTACATGGTCATCAACTAACTGTTGCACTTCAGGCGGTAATTCATCGTATAAGCTTGATTTTCGGAATGCATTATGAATATATACATGCACTTCATGGTCATAAAAATCACGCACCTGCGGTGTCGCCAGTGGTAGTTGTGGAGGTTGCATGCCAGCCTGCATGGGGTCTACACCTTGCGCTTGCATCGCTTGGGCTTGCTCCTCAAACTGTTGTTGCTGGATGCTGTATTGTTGCAATGCTTGTAACGACTCTGGATTCTGTGCAATTTCCTCGAACTGCTTGTTTTCCATTTTTGCTTTGTTTTCATCAAGCTGCTGCATTTCAAACAGCTCATTACTATCTCCCATACCCATTAATTTTAAAAATCCTTGGGTATCTGGTGAGCCGTCTTTCTTAACAATTGCCCCTTTATCCCACATGGTCATAATGCGGTCTTGTTGCGCCGATTTCATTTCAGGGAGAGAAGAACCTTGAATAATATTAATGTCCTCTCCACCGCTTAAATCAGACCCAGTAAAGCTTACTAATTCAATATCATTATCCGGACCAAGAATACGGGCCATACGTTCCTCTGTATAATGTTTCTTCATCAGCAACAGTACACGTTGCAATAAACGCTTCATCCCATGCTCATAGTTTTGAGAAGAAACGGCAAGCTTCTCATTCTCCTGTTCTACCATGAGAGACAATCCGCTATACGTATCTAATCCAGACGGCAAACGTCCTTGTGAGATTTCACGCGCACCTGATAAATCGTCGATATCAGCATCATGATTATTTAAGATACGATCATAGAAGGACGGGATATCTGGCGCACCAACTCTTTCCGGTCTCACACCCTCTATCGGTGTATAGTGAACAATTCCACCTTCTTCATTTGTAATTTCATCTTCATCCACACTTGACCCCATGGGCACAAGCCACATACTATTCCCCATTTTCCTTGCATGTGTGGCAAACATAGAGCGCATAATATTGATTTCACGCTGAATCGGCAACATATCTTTAATAAATGCTTCCGCTTTTACGCTCCCTGGTATCGGAATATCACCAAAGATAAAGAAAGGAATGTCCCCAGCATTTTCGTCTATATCCAGCAATTGTCCACCTGCAATCGTAACTTTCAATCCATTTGGATGCTTACCACACGGTTTTACCCACATTTCATCCACCATTGCCATGTTGGGGCGTTTTTTACTAGTCGAGTTGAATCCATTTTGTGGTGTCACATCAAATGCAGCCGCAAACCCTACATTCTCATCAGCAGCGACATCTTTTCCGTAGCGCTCTTTAATGTAATCAATATCACGTGGCTTTCTTTCCACAATCCAACGAATCTCTTCGTCCATTTCAGCGGCGGGGTCAATGTATACAGTGAGCGGGTCACAAATACGACACCGAATTTCACCCGTATATAAACGTTGCATATCTTCCTCAAAACCAACTTCGCCTTCCCCTGGCGTAATATCTTGACCAGCTTCCGCATCAAAATATACTTTTGCGGCACACCAGCCTTTTACACCGTTATTCAGGAAAATATCACGTGTTTTACGATCCATTCCTGTTTGTTCCCACCAATATTTAAGAAATTTTGATGCTGCTTTCGCAATTTCAATGCGTGTTTCATCGTTACTATCAGGTACAACATCGAATTTCACGCGATTTTTAATTTGTTTCGCGAGCTTGACCATCATACGCGGTCTAATTTGGTTCACTGTAATGCGTTGTTCTCCATTTTCAAGAGGTGCAGTGATCATCTTTTTACTAGTTGGATTCCATACAAGCCACTGATTACCGCGATAATAGTTTACTTGTGCCATCATTTGACGTTTTTCTTCCCAGTCCTCGGCTTGGGTAATACGTTCTTCCACAAGAGACACCCAATCATCAGGACTTTTCTGTTCTTGCTTTTGTTCCTTTGGTTTATTGAGACCAAACAATGTTTCTCACCGCCTTTACATGAAAAAGAGCCTATACGTTTTGATACGCAAGCTCTTTTAAGATTTCTTTACTTTCGACTTCGACACTTTCTTTTCCGCTTTGATTTCATATCCTTCCACACACAGTTCTTTTATCTCTACAGGTGTATAGGCAAATGTCGGGTCAATTTCAGCTCTCTTTTCATACATTTCCTCATAATCATCCGCTACCGCGAATTTTTCAATACTACCTAACGTTAAATGAAACACTCTAGCCATATCGTGGCCACTCCTATTCTAAATGGTATATTGGTACAGGCTGTTCTTCTTTCTGTGCTTTCACCATCTTCACTTCACCCTGCTTGTATTCGGCAAAAGAGGAGGCTTGGATACGATCATACAATTCCTTACGCTCTTGTTGCCACACATCACGTTCCCCTTGATGTACACGCTCCATTTCATATGCAAACACACCAAGAAATACAATGACTGCAAATAATACAAAAAGACAACATACGTCATTGTAGTTGCCCTCCTTTCCTTCGCCCTCTCGATAGTCTAATAATGTGGCGATGTACCTTTTCTTCTAATGTCACTGGCTCTTTTGGAATGAATTTTTCATTCGCATGATAATAGATAAATCGGTTTAATGCTTGTGACATTGCGTCTACCTGGTCATCATTTTTTCCTTGCGGAAAGGATGCGCACTCTTCCACAAAATCATGCACCCAAGGTGCTTGCCTTGGTAAATACACATTACCTGATTCAATATATGGTGAGACTGCATTCACACGCGAAACCTTACCACCTTGTGGATTCACCGGAATCATACCGCCGATTTCATTCTTTAACATCGAAATAATTGCCGGGCCATTCGCTTTATCTTCCACTAGTTTGGCATGGGCTTTCGGATATTTTCGTACCATATTGCGAATGGCTTGTAGGGTAGTTGGGAAGTTCATACGTGCTTTCAAATTATCAATCAAATACATATCCGCCCCATTCTTCCCCACACCTGAATACACACAAAGTCACTGTCTGCTTCATCCTTAAATGTTGCATCGATACTCATAATCGTATGAACCATCTTCGGCAGCGTATCATAATATTGCCACCATTTACGCTTTAATAGATTCCCTTCCGCTGCGGTTGGTCTGCCTTGATACAATGAGTTAAAGCTACTTGGATATCGTTTCCGTTCTTGTATGAACTCTAACCCATATCGTTCTGGCCACAATGGTTCGCCTACTGCTCGTCCTATTACATCATCTTCCTCGGCTTCTAATGGAAGATTGTACACTTGCCAAGGTAATGGTTCACCATATTCCTTACTTAGCAACCTACCCTGTAAATCATCTTCATGCCATCTTGTTAGAATCAGTATGACAATTGCACCCGGATGTAAACGAGTAGAGAAGCTATCTATCCACTCATCCCATATCTTACCTCGATGCGTTTCACTATCAGCTTCCTCACGGTTCTTAATCGGGTCATCGATAATCATTAAGTCAGCACCCATACCAGTGATACCTGATAACACACCACGTGAGATCATGCCACCTATTTCATTATCCAGTAACCATTCATCATGTGCCGAGCTTTCTTTGGATATTTGGATATCGAATAAATCAGTACCATACATTTTGACCTTTTCTTTATTCTTCTTACCAAAACGGCGAGCAAATGTGTCACTATAACTTATTTCAATTACTCTATCTTCTGGAAAGTTTCCTAAATAATAAGATGGTAACGTCTCCGTAATGGTCATCGACTTACTATGACGTGGTGGCATATTGATAGCAATGTATTGGTTCGTGGTTGGAATCTCGCTTGCATTCATTTGTTTCTTTTTATCAATCGCTTCCTGAATGACACCACCAACAAACTCACTATGCGGTGCTTTCTTATATCTACCTTCATGTACATAACACACATACTCATAGTAATCACGACGTGCTATTTCCCTTTGTATCTCCTCCACTGTCGGTAGGTTTGGTAAGGATTGACTCAATTTGTTTCAGCTCCTCCACAGACAGGTTGCTAAGTTCTGGCTTTTGTACAACGGTTTGTTTCATCTCACCACTGTGATCAATCTCACGTCGGTCACGCCACACAGTTGGCTTTCGATTCTTGAGCCAAAAGATAATGGCTGTTGTATCAGGTGGGACTTGTCGTTTCACTCGTTTGGTTTCTATGCTTTGAAACTCACCGTCCACCTTTTCCCTTTCCACAGTGACTTCTTCATACGTGTAACCTGTCGCTCGCTTAAATAATGCATTCTCTACTTCACGATCTGATACTTCTTTTCCTTTTGCTAACGCTTGTATAATCAGTGGATGTCTATTCTTCCAATTGCTCAGCGTAGAACGACTCACACCCATGTTATGGGCAATCTGTTCTTCTACCAGTCCATCACGTGCCCATCCTTCTATTTTTAGTAACCCTTCTTTTGTCAGCCAAGGGTGTGCTTTCCCTTTCCCCATATGTATCACCTCACTAAAAATAAAAAAGCAGCAAATATTTTGCTACTTTAACTGCGTGTTATTCGCTTCGAATTCTCTTATATAACGGTATAAAGTGGCTCTTGCTACATCAAACATCTCACATACTTCCACTTTTGTTTTACCAGCTTCCAGCATTTCCATCATACCTTCAATCTGTTGTGGTGTATGAGCTTTCTTTCTACCGCCTTCTCTTCCTCTTGCCTTTGCTGCAGCCACACCGCTTACCACACGTTCATTGATTACCTCTCTCTCCATTTCAGCCATCGCACCGAATATATGGAATAAAAACCTGCCCATTGTTGTCGAGGTGTCAATCCCATCTTTAATCGATACAAAGTGAATCCCTTTTTCATGAAATTCTTGGAGCAAGTTCACAAGCTGATGCATCGTTCTTCCTAAACGATCTAACTTGTAGACAACCAATGTGTCACCTTTTCGAAGCTTTCCAAGAAGGGATTGAAGCTCAACCCTGTCTTTTTTCACTCCGCTTTCCTTTTCTGTGACTATTTCTTCACATCCATACTGCTTTAATTCGTCCCATTGCATATCCAAACTTTGCTTTTTCGTTGAAACACGTGCATATCCAAATATCATAAAACCATCCCCTTACCTTTGATGGTTTCATTGTATCAATTTCATGTATCAAAATCAATAGTTTTTAATACATAGTTTTGACACACAGTGAACGTTGCTATTAGGCTCTATGTGTAACCGTCTCATAAACAACAGTTTGTGAGACACTATATTCATTGAGAATGATGCTTCCATCCAGCTAAATTGGCTTTGATAAATACTTTTTCTTCCTCATCAACCTGCGTTAACAGTTTATCAATTACCTGTCTATCCGTGTTAGCTAGCAAAAAAGCTTCCACTTTTGTCATACAGTTTACATAAGCAGTCGCATCTTTATTTTCCCCATTCATTTTCATAAAAAACGTAACTTTGGTATGCAAAATTCTCACCTCACCACTTTTCTTTTTTAGATGTCTACGTTGTCCACCGAACCTAAACTAACTAATCTTTATTCACCAAGATAATCGCTGGTCCTTCCACGACAATTCCGCCAAATTCAATCTTTTCATATACATTTACTTCTATTTTGTAACACCTTCACGTTTCGCTAATTCCTCACTTAAATCTTTTGTAGTTAAATCCTTTACGTTCACCATACGATTCCTCCTCTTCCGCAATCATTTCATCATTGGTCAAAACTTAACATTGCGTTTTAAAATAGCTGTATACATCATATGTACCAAACCTCCTATTCAGGCGTAAAATATGTTTGCAATCAGACAAAAAAGAGCATCTGCGCCAGTAGATGCTCTAAAAAAGGAGTTAATATGAGATTGAATATGAAACAACGGAGGGTTGTCCCATGCTCTAATATATGCTTGTCTGTATCAAAAGGTGACATAGGAAAAGCACCCATTAAGGATGCTTTGCTTTCATACATTATTTAGGCTTATATACTTCTGGTACTTCAAAATTATCATTTGTTTTTACCCTGACCATAGATATATTAGCTGGGTTTATCATAACATCTCCAACAAGGAGTAATCTGTTGAGTAATAACCCGTCTTTATCTGTAATCCAACTTTCAAATGTTTCTAATGGCATATGGACCTGATGTTTATATCCACCATTCATGCAAATCTCTAAATATTTCATTTTATCATCCTCCTATAGCTTACATTCGATAAGAACAAGGAGTTTCCTTTCCTCAAATCATAATATAAAAACAAATTGACCGCTCTTCTACACAGAATCACAGCCAACTTGGTATATGAATATAAAATAAATTCCATTGGTCTTTTCGTCCTATCGCGGGTTCCTACCGCCCATGCCCGTTCTTCGGTAACGTTTTGATAATGGGGCCCACTCACATCACTCCACATGATGGTGGATACGCTATCCCCACAGCACACTGTCTTCCAAACAGTATCTGTAAAAATATCGTACCCTTGATTCCCCTATAAAAAAGTACCCGATTTAGTACCTCAAACAGTACCCCAAAAGTTCCATTCTTTTCTTATATCATCTCTAATGCCGTGGCAAAGTTAAGAATACCTGACTTCCTTTTCCGGTAGAACTTACCTCGCTTCATCCCTAGTACCGTATAAATGTAATCATCATTTAACTCTGTCGCACTCATATATTTCATTTCTAATATTCGTTGTTCATCCTGATCTAGCGCATGCTCAAACGCTCGTTGTAATTGTCTGTACTTAAGTTCATGAACATTCAACTTTCTCAACTCTGGAAACAAAAGATCTGCTCCTAATTCCATCCGTTCTCGCTGATTTTGAAACCGTACACGTAATACCTTATACTTTTTCAGTTCTTCTATCACAAAAGGGCGTATTTCTTTCTCGTTGACATATGTAAAAGAGATAATTGATTCATCGTATCCCTCCTGCATAAAATAGTTTTCTTTGTTCATACTATTTGTAAGCTGTTGACATCAGCTTTTCTCTTTACACTGTAATCCTCATTTTACTTGCTTTCTTTTCAGGCAAAAAAGCGGTTAGAAGACTAACCGCTTTTGTTGTTGTCACCATTTCACTTCATGTACATATATTATCTTGAATCCTTACTTTTCCAATCATTACTTGTTCATGACTCACACATAACAATAATGATTTAAGGTTTCAAGAACGAGCACTCTGGCACAAGTGCTCGTTTTATTTTTTTACGTATAAAAAGAAAAAGTTAATTCATACTATAAATACGCCATCTATAGGATTTGTTTCTACACCATTACAAGTGTGAGCAAGCATGAGAAAATTTCCCCATAAAACAGCTAAGTAAAATTAGCTGTTTTTATTTTGCATACATTTGCGTTAATACGTTATACTACATATACATTATTATTTCTTTTCTTGTTAGCTTGTCAGCTACCTTAGGAACCCTTACAAAAGGGTTCCTCTTTTTTAAAAAAATTCCTACTTCTAATTTAAGCGTCCTATTCTACTTTTCAACACGTTATTACTCACCCGATACCTATGGCATTCTAAAATAATTTAAACGCGAATTCACCCTGCTTTATGAGGTCGTTTTTTCTAACTCCAGCTTTAAACTGCTTCCCTATCCATTTCCGGGATAATACCTTGTTTCGTTAACATATCATGGATAAATAATCTGCCTTTTGCGTCCAGCGTGTATTCATCTTTACGGATTTGCTACCATCCGAATGTGTCACATCAATTGTTTGCGATTTCGTATACCCTTTGTTTTGATGTTTGGCATACAGCAGCCATTGGTTGTTTACTTTGTACTGTATTTTTTCGTCCTTTAAAATTTTATTTAATCGAACTGCAGATAAACCATAATCGGCTGCAATTTGTGATACTGTTACGGTATCTTTTGACTGAAGAATTTGATCGAGGTATGTAATCTTAGATGCATGCTCTGCGACTTGCTGTGTCAACATAAGGTTCTTTTGTTCTGCCACTTGCCTTGCCTGTTGTTCTTGTTTCAGTTGGGACGCGAGACCAATCAGTAAATCTGGGTCTTGTAGTAAGGCGTTAATCGTATGCGGTGTCATGTATGCACCATGTTTTCGAATACTTGGGAGCACTTCTTCAAATACCCATTTTTCAAATTGTTCCGCTTGTGGGAGTTTGGATTTAGCGATTAGACGATATAAATTGGGTTCGTTAATGAATTTTTTCATTTGTTTGCCACTATTAGTAGGGACTAACGTTTCGTTCACCCCTTCTTGTTTACAGTGATCCCTAATTGCTTTGTGCGGATTAGTGTATCCTAATACTTTTGCAACATCTGTCGCCGGAAAGTACTCTTTTCCATCCTTGATAAAAACCTCTAAATTTCCGAACATATTATGTGCGAATGTTTGCATTTTTGTCATTTTTCATTTCCCCTTTTCTACAAAAGTGACGTTATTATTTGTTGTTTTTGTATTCCTTGTGTAAATCAGCTAACGCATGAAATGTATTGGTTTGAATGAGCCTTAAAACATCAAACGCTTCATGCGGTGTTAAACCTTCCGCCTCAACTAATCTTGCTAAACCTGTAATAATTAACTGTTGTCCAAAACTATCTTGATTAAATTCAACTTTTCCCACGTTTCATCCTCATTTCTCTGCAAAATGAAATTATCATGAAAAACTTTCTCAACACCAGCATATAGAACAAAGACTCTTTTTTGGTAATATATAGGTAGTATCCATATACTTAGCTTCCTTAAAAGGGCCCATCCCCAGTGGGTCCTTTTAAATTTTCATGCTAAAATAGATTTTTGGTTAACATTTATTAATATATTTCCATAAGTCATCAATCTTTTCATTTTGTATATCCAGCGTTTCCTTATAAGTATCTAAACGTTCTTCTAGCTGTTTTACATCCAACTTTGTAAAAACAATGTGGCCAAGCAAAATAAAGATGGCTATCCATAAAAATGGCTCCATTACATCTACCTCACTTCTGTAAGAATAAATATTTTATTTCATTCCCATTCACCTTTATATCTCCTTCGAATATAGTACTATCATCCAAGTGAATACTCAGGTTGCTTCGGACCAGCTCCTAGTGTTCCTGGTGCTCCTGTTACCAAGAATCCGTTTATAAACAGCGGGTTCTTTTATTTTTTCTGCTATAACTATTTTGTTAACATTATCAAGAGACATGCATTGGTATATTTCATTTCCCTAATCCCTGCTCTTTCCCAAACTCAGCGGCTCTTTGCTGAATTCGTTTTAATATTCGACTAACTTGAACCTGACATCTCCCCACTCTATTCCCAATTTCTTGCTGCGTTTTATGTTTCGAATGCATATCCCACACGATTAATTCTGGATGCTCAAGTGTTTGGTAAAATGATTGAAGGACCATATGATTCTCGACTTGCTCTGTCTCTTCGATTACTTGTGTATCTTCCAGCATGTCTTCCAACAGAATTTCTTCACTACCACCACCCGCCGATGTATACATTACATCCTGTAGAGATTTTGTATTGGGTTGATATTGTAATGCCTCTTTCACTTCTGGAAGAGCCACTTCTAATTGTTTACAAATCGTCTCTCCATCTTCCTCCATCAATCCTTGCCTCATCATTTTCCCTCTCAGTTGATATAAAGCTCTTGGCACCTTTATCTTGTGACTATTCATAATAAACTTTCCAACTTCTCCATGAATTTTTGGTATCGCGTACGTAGAGAACTGATAACCGAGCTCATGATTAAAATCCCTTCTCGCTTTTATGAGACCAATCATCCCGTACTGCACTAAGTCCTCTATCTCCAAACCTGTATTCGCTTTAACTATTTCTAACATGCCCTTATATCTCTTCCAGATAAAGTGATGTACCAAATCTTCATACTTACTCATAAACTCCTCATCTGGCATCGCTCTCACATCTTCAATCGCTTTCATCATGCCTGTTTCTCCTTTTCCGCTTACTTGACTTCTTCGGCACCTGATTCGGCCCTTGCCATAACCCTTGCTTTCTCCATCTATTTTTCACTTTCCCAACGTAGGATGGACTTCGCTCAAACATGATACTAATTTCTTTATCTGGAATCCCCTGGTCATTGAGTTCTCTCACACGCGCTGGTGTCAATCCATCCGGCATATTTCCAGTCTTCCCTCCGCGACTTCTCGGCTCTGTATCAAAATATCTACCCAACTGACGTAATGTTTGACCAGTCGGGCATTTTGCACAAATGTTGATACTGAAGCTCGCATCATCTGAGCGATTGTAATAACACCGCCTACATTTCTGTTCAATAATATCTCCAATTTGATAGGTGAGTCGTATGCGTTCTTCCTTGGTGAGTTTCACATTACTCACCTACAATACTGCTTTTAATGCGATCCCTAATGCTTGCGCTCTTGCTTGTAATTCCAAGCGATGTTTCCGTTCCATTTCTGCTGTTTCTTCTGCCGCGCTGATTCTGATTTGTACTTTACGTAATTCAGCTTCCAGTTCCCATTTCTTTTCGCTTAATTGGTTGCGTTCACCAAGCAACATTGTGTATTCTTCCTCACGATTTTGAAATTGTTTTTTTAACTTTTCAAGTTCCGCTTTTAATTCCATTTGATGCATCCCATTATCTCTCTCTTCAGAATGTTCATTTTCCTCCCTAATAACTTTTGCACCCTGGACCAATGGTTTTGCACTCTTTTTCGTTCCCGACCTCTTAGCGCACTTCCTAACCCCCTCTTTTTTCTCTCGTCGTTTTGCAACATTGTGATACAATGTGCTTTCACTCACACCAAGACGATTTGCAATTTTTGCCCAAGATAATTTCTGTTCCCGTAACTTCTCCGCCTTCTCACATAATACATCCCAATTTCTCTCTTCAGCCATCTGCTCTGCCATCGTTTCATTTCTCCCTTCCAGTAAGCTGCCGCCTAATTGTTTGATTCGCTTCCCAACCCTACAGTTATCCGCACACCAGGAAGTCTTACGATTCCCTGACTTCCTGTATGCTGGCACTTTTTCACATCCCGCGCATTTCTCATCTTGTAGATCTAATATTTGAATCCGGATGGATTTCTTATCAAGCTTCATCGAAAGGCTTGTCCTCATCCGCTATTTCGAACTCTTCCGAGACTTGATTCTCCATTTCCGGTTTTTCTTCCCCTTTTGTCTCCTCTGCTGGTTCTGGCTGCTGCTCTTTCCACTCATGCCACTTTATCGCTAATGGTGCTACACGCTTACGGTATTCATCGATTACCTCAATAATTTGACCCGAGGACATGCTCAGCTCATTCGCCAATTTCAAGTACGATTCTCCCTCTAGACGACGTTTCACGATGTCCGGAAGTTTATTTGGCATACCCTCAAAGTTCGGTGCTAAACCGCTGATGATAAAAGCATCGATAATCTCACGGTCCGCTTGTTCTTTTTCTTCACGAGTCTGAATCTTTTCTTCTGGCATATCTAGATCCGCTTCTATTTGCTCGAATGTTGATTTTACCTCTTGTACCATTCCTTTCTCATCGACTTCGTACTGCGTAACCGGCTCATTTGTTTTCGCATTAATCGTGACATTAAAGTTGACTTGCATAGACTCTAGCGAAACAAATACTTTTGCATCAATCATTTCAGACAGAGAATCCAATTTCCCTTGTAGCGAGGAATCTGTTACTTCTAACACAATCTCTTTCTTCCCATCAGGTTTTAAGTTCACTTTCTTTAACACTGGTTTAAATTCGATATATGCCATTATGATCCGCTCCCTTTATTCTGCTTCATTTTGTTTTTTTGCTCGCTTCTCCGCTCGTTGTAACTTGTTGTACTCATCCAATGTGATAAAACCACCGTATTTCTTCACATGCTTCAGCAAAATCAGCTGTAAGTGTGGATATTTATACTCGAATAACTTTCGTTTCACGTTGAAAGTTTCGGTGATCATGCCTTTTATGTCTATGACCTCCACCTCACCATTTGGCAAGTACACCAGAAAGTCCGCTATGTATGTAATGGCTTGAAAGCTCTTGTCCTGTTTTTTAAATGCAGGTTGTAGATTAAATACTGGCTGCCGTTCAAACCCTTGAATTTCCCCTCTTGCACTGCGTATTTTTAAGCCTTCGTAATAATTTGCTTCCGCTTGTGAATCAAATACGTAGCCATCGAGGTTCACTTTTTTGTTGTTGTATTTGCTCAATTCCTCTCACCCTTATTTCATAACCAGCTTTTTAAATAGTGCTTCATCCTTCATGTCGAGTGCATAATCGATGAGTTGGCGCTTGCCGAGATTCTCCATGTATGTAATAGCTTCCTCTACTCTCACATACTCTTCATCAGGTAAATCCGTTTCTAGTGAAGGCTCATCATCTTCCAATACCGCCATGTATAAATCATGACTGTATTTGCCTTTAAAATTTATTTGAATGTGTATCTTGCTTTCTGTGTCCTGGGCACTAAAATAATGAAACGCTACACCCGAATCATTGGTTTTCCCTGTTGGTCCAAAGAATGTAAAGCCACTTCTCACGGAACATGTTGCCGACATTTCTATGCCATATGAATATTTTTTCGCATTTTCTACAAAACGAATTCTCTCTTGAAACTTCTCATGTTGCCCTAACCTGTAAAGCAATCGAAATGCGCTATGCTCTTGAGGTTCTAATTGATCCCATACCCAATCAATAAACGCCAACTTCTTCTCAACCGACACTTTATTCATCCACCTAATTCTCCTTTCACTTCTTAGAATTCAATTTCTTGTTCTTTTTCAAATCTTCTTAACCGATAATTGTTACCGTTCATTTCAATCACTTCCGTTTCATCATCAAAGATGCGACTAAAAATCCGCTCATTGTAAATCCCATATAAAGCTGTGACTGCATGGTTGGTTGTATAAATGGTGTGCCTTCCAATTCGGCTATCTATAATCTCAAACAATTTCTTTTGGGCCCATTTATGCTTTTTTAACTCTTCTTCATCATCTGGTTCTTTTTCAGCACCAAGATCGTCAATAACCAAACAATCCATTTTAGAAAGCATGGTAAGTAGTTCGTCTTCTGTCATTTCACTTTTGCGGTTGTATGTAGCCTTCAACTTCGTAAATAATTTTTCTTCTGTGATAAAACATGCACTTACACCACGTCTCATTAATTCCTTTGTCATCGCTACCGCTAAATGACTTTTCCCTGTCCCATAATCGCCAACAAGCATGATATTTTTCCCGACTTTCTTGTTAAAAGTTCTTACATACTGCTCACATGCTTCTTTTGCTTCTGTAAGCTGTTTACTTGGCGGAACATAATTTTGAAACGTTGCCTTCTTTAACTTTTGATTAATCAAGCTCCCATCTTCAAAATCCTTAAATAACTTGATAATTTTCGCCTTCTCTTGTAATTCTTGCGTTTCTTTTGCTAGCTGCTGATCCTCTTTTTCAACAGTTTGACATTGCGGGCAAAATTCTTTTCCTGTCCCTTTATCAATTAACATACGTTTATTGCATGTATCTTTGAAGGCATTTTTCCCAACCAAAAACGTATTTTTACATCGATTCGGTGACAGTTCAAATTGATCTGCAGCTTTTCTTCTAGCGTTTTGAGAAATCATATTTTTCGAAGAATGTTTTACTTGCTTCAGCTCTCCCATTCGATATACCACCTTTTCCTGCTCTCTTTTTAGACTGTTTCTGTCGTTTAAATGCTTCCTCAGATGCTTTCACATCCGATAGCGTACGAATGTTACTGTTGGTCCACTGTTTTAAAATTCCCTCCGCATAGTTCCATTTCGCTTGTCTTTTCAGAGCTCGTTCCATTGCCGCAATCACAAGTTCTTCACTCGTGTCTCGAATCCAATGGCCTATGCTATCTGCCATGAATGAATTTAAAACACCGAAATTGTTCTCGTAAAAAGCGAAGGCGCTACTATTACTACTTACATTCTCTGTAGTAATCTCTGTAGTAGTCTCTGGTATTGGTCTGGTCACTTTGACCTGTTCGTCGGGGCAATTTGACCTCTTCGTCGGGGCAAATTGACCTGACGTCAGGTCAATTTGACTTGCAGCCTCCTGTTCGATGTTGTCTAGTACCTCATAATCAATCCGATACCATTTTGTATGATCTACTTTCATTTTATTATAGTTTCCTACAATAATAATTTTTCGTTCCTGTAACTTCTTCAATGTTCGCTTGATTGTACTTTCTGACCAAAATGGAAATTGGCTTTTCCATTCTTCATATGTGTTGTATATCCATCCAAAACCATCTTTTACGTTGTTACTTTTTTCTAACCAATAATGCAGTTGCTGAAGAATAATGGCTTCATTTAATCCAATTACTGTAGCAAGTTTCGGTAAAACAACTAATGGCTCATCCTCTAACAACAACTTACTCATGTCTATTCCCCCTCCTGCAAATTGCTAGGTAACTCCCCTTTTCCTTGACCACTTTTTCAATTCGATAGTTTGGATACCCAGCCTGTATATATCTTGCAATAGAATGCTTTAGTTCTTCTTTGGATTGCGCTCTCTCCCATAATTTATGGGAGAGGAGCACCTTTGATTTGCTCATCCTTCAATCGGGAATTCTTGTTGTCCAGCATCTTCTGTTATTACCTGTTCTCCTTCAATTGGATCCACTTCAATAAACTCTGGCTCTTCTGTAATATCTTTTCGCACCACTTCATCTTGCTGGGCTTGTGTCTGAACTTCAATACTAATCGGTAAGTATTTAAACATGTAACGAACCACGGTTTTCTTCGCCATTTCTTCATAGTCGCTACTCCAAGGGCTATAGCTAGAATTAGCGGCTGCAGAACGTTTTCGGCGTTTCTCAATTTCACTTTTCGGCATAAACTCCATTTGATACCCACCGTCTTTAAAATGAGCAACTGCATACGCTCCAATAAATGCGCCACGATCCCCATGTGATGGCTTATGCTCCAATTTTGGATGTAACCCCAACTCATATTCGAATTCGTCATTTTCATGTACAGCATGGGCATAAATACTTTGAATATGACCAGACCGTCTTGCGAGGTCAATCATCCCCTTATACCCGATGATAAATGTCGCTTCACGCTTATACGGTAAGATGTAACAGTGTCCTAGTAATCCTGGTTCCAATCCTAGCTGTACGGCTTGCATCACAGCCCCCATAAGAGAAGGAACTGCACATTCGAGAAGCTTTGGATTCGTTCGAATTGTTGTTAAGGCAATGCGACTCATACGGTTCATATCCATATGCTTTGGTAATACTTCCGCCATTCTTGGCGCCATTTTCTTCATGTATGCTTCTACAGTTTGCTCCGGTGTAACTGGAGTACTTTCTTTTCGATTTGTTAACTGGTTTTTCAACTTTTCATTTGTAGCCATGTGTAATCCACTCCCTGTTTTTTATTTCACTAAAAATTTTCTTGATATAGTTTCATTTACATATTCCTTGTATAAATCAGGATGGTCTGTTTTGAATCGTTTGCTATCAAAACGATTACTCGTATAGGACTTCCAATGAACGGTGTAATTCTCTGTTGTCCCTTTCTCATGAGAACCTAATTTCGCTTTCAGCTTGTTCTCATACTCTGCCTTTTGTTCTTGTAGTGCCTTCATTTCTCTATCTACTTGGTCCCTCGCTTCAATAAGTAGCTCTTCTTGCTTTCCTAAGCTGATAGAGCTATCTTCTATAGATTCCGGATGCATTTGCTTCAGTAATTGTGTAGATGCCTCTGAACCGTCAAACATAGGCGGTTCATCCTTTTCGACGTGATTCAGCCAAAAGTCCCGTTCCATATTGATAAGATACTGGATTATATCCTCATCCCGTTCGATCTTTTTGTACACGAATTTGTTGCCACCAATTAATACGGCAATCCACCATGCTTCATAGCCTGTCACAGCCATATAATGCTGACACTGGAGAAGGTAAGCAACAGGTATCTCTTCGCCTTCCCAATCCTTTTTCAAATATTCAGACGCTGTTTTGCATTCTAATCCAATTTTTTCTCCTACGATGAGCCTATCCACGTTTGCAAGCATCCAAGGATACTCTGGGTGCTGTAGAATGGCATTTCGACGCTGTACCTTTAAACCTGTACGTTTGGCAAATTCCTGGGCAACTACTTCTTCTAATACATTCCCAAAATAAGCGGCTTCACTCTGTATATCTTCTTGTTCGATAGCTTGTGTTTTCTCAAGAAACACTTGTACTTGCGACTTCCATTTACTTAAGCCAGCAATGGCTGCCACATCTGAACCACCTAGTCCTTGCTTACGTGCTTCTAACCAAGCCTTACGATTCATATGTAATGTATTTGCCAATACTTTCGCTTGCATATTTCTTTCACTCGCTCTCTGTGTTATACTGGCTTCGAATTTATTTTTTCTAAGGAACTCATTGCCGTGAGTTCTTTTTTATTCCCCTGCGACAAAACGTGTGCCGTGTCGCTCTAAAAACTTCCCATGACAATCTTCGCAAATAAGGCTACCTTCAAACACGTAATACGTCATACCGAAATACAACTCACCGTCACAATCGCTACAGTAATGTTCGAAATCTTGTTTGGTGGAATCGTGTTGGTTACCTATAATTTTTGGGTTTTCTAACATACAAATCACCTCTTCCAACACATGTAGGATTTTTCTCCTTTTTGTCGAATGTAATAGACAGAAGGAGGTGCTTCCCTATGAATGATGAAATGCAAATTGCTAAAGAATTAACTCTTAAAAGCTTTATACAATTCCGACGTTGCCATAACAATATCTGAAAGTCTTTTTAAATCATCCGTAGAGGAACCTCTACATACAAACTGAATCCATTCTGTTAACCCTAAAATCGTTTTCTCTACAGCCTCTTCTAAATGAGCGACTGTTTCTTTTGAACCAGGATGTTGTATGATAATTTCTGCAGGCCCCGTTGCATTAATTCCTCTCGTCTCATTGACGTTTAAGGAAAATTTCTCATTCTCATGAACCTGCATCAAAATACTTTTTCCCTCTTCTAGCATATTTTTAACAAAGAGGGGTTTTCTTGTGGACCATCTTCTTCGATAGCCTCGGGTACAGATGCTTCCGCTGTTAACCTTTGTTCAAGCGATTCTACACGTTTGTTCAATTCCCTTAGTGCCTCTTTCATGTTATTCATCTCACTCATCCACCTTTTCATTTTGTTTTCCACACACTGATTATGGCTAGGCTGTTACTTGATTCTCTTGATTATTCTTCATTTTCATTCTCCTTTTCCATTTCCAATTTAATCTCATTCACACACCCATCCCAAACACCTTCCTCTAGGTATTCACTATGTTGTTTTAAAAACTCATGGCATTCCGTATGGAGATAGTAATCATAAAACTCATATTCAGATTTCCCTGTATTGTTAACCACATCAGAGTCACTAGGTATGTTTTTCAAACACCCTAAGCATATTTGATCCTTACGAATTTTCAGGCTTTTATGCTCATGAAATGTAGACATTACCACCTATCCCTTTCCTCATTAGTTTGCCAATGTAATATAGTGCACCCTCTCCACAACATCTGCATTCACACCGATACTTTTCAAGCGGTGAACAATCCCATGAATATGCGCTCGTTCCTCATCACACTTTTCTTTCGCGCGGTAGAGTGCTGCCAATTCCCTTCGGGCTAATCGGGCTTCTTTAATCCAGATACAAAATAGATATGGGTCATTCTTTTGTAGCGCTTTAACTTGTTGTTGTTCGCAATGCTTTAAGAATTTATCGAGTATTTGTTTCTTTTCAAGATCCTTTGTTAGAACTGATTTAGTCATGATTATTTCTCTCCTTGTATGAATAATTGCCACTCCAAAATTGACGAGTGAGAATTTTATCCCTATGCACTTGGAATGACTCGTGTTGAGTTCGTATGACGATGCACTAAATGTAGTTGCCCATCTGCCTTCTTATAGATCAACCAGTTATCAGAATTTAAATTATATGCATTAATATGTATCTTCTCTCGTTTAGTTGGCCTTTTACCGTTTTTCATGTTTGCCCTCCTTTACATGAGCTCATTTCATGCTATAATGACCTCAACATGTGTTTTTATTAGACCGTCAGCCCCAACTGGCGGTTTCTCCTGTTTCTTCTTGTGCCCAAGAAAAATATTCTTAAGTTTAACGGTTTATAATCAGGATTAATTTTTAAAAACGCTTCATTTTTCTTTCTATTCACTGTGGATTTCCCCATCTCTAATTTCCTTGCAATTTCTCTTGTGGTATATCCCTCACCCACGTGCTGAATGATTAATTTTTCCTTTTTCTCCAGCACACTCGTTACTTCTTCAAATTCAACTGATAACAACGCTTCTTCTTCCACATCGATAGGAGAAACTGCATAATATTCATTTACTGATTCCTCATCTCGATGCCAATCAATTGAATGAATATTGATTTGATTCCTTTCCTCATGGCTCACTTTTCTACTTACCTTAAAAGGCATTCCTTTCATATGTAGCTCATCACTCATGGCCCATTTCATACCTTTCATCACGTATGCATGGAATGTATCTATTCTCTCTGCATCACATTTCATACAACACCGCCATAAATGCATACGACCTACTTGAATTAAATCGTCCAACTCCATATTGTTCATTTCTGCAATTTGTCTTGCTCTTGCTATACTTCCAAATCTTTGTTTGATCGCTGCGATTACTAAATACTCTTTCTCTTCGAACAACTTTTCAGGTGTCATTTTCTTTTACCATCCTTTCATTATTTTTCAAACAGCTCGTCCACTGTTGTTTTGAAGTATTTTGCTAGTTTTTGAGCTTCTTTTAGGGTGAAATCACTTTTACCGTGTTCCTTAGCAAAATATGTTCTCGGTGAAATATGGATTAAATTTGCAATTGCTTCTTGGGTCATACGTTGCTCTTTTCGAGCAATAAATAAGTTTTTGTACATACATATCACTCCCTGTATATTTTATATTTACATCAACTCCTGATTGAAGTATTCCCTTCAATTAGCTTTGGATAAAATCGTTCAAAAACGAACGTTTCGTTCGTATCGGAGTTAAAAAAAATCTCCTCTATTGATTCATCTAAAAAGTCAGCTATTTTTTTAGCAACTTCCATGGATGGGCTGCGCTCTTTTTTGTCCAGCATTCTTATATATCTTTCAGTAACCCCACAATGTTTTGCGATTTTATGATAAATTATTGATTGTTTCATGTCTACCTCCCACAAGAACGTTTTGTTCGATTACAATCATATCGAACAATTTATACATTGTCAATGACTTTTCGAACATAATGTGCTATGATTAATCCCAAAGAGAACAAGTTGTTCAAATGAATAACTTTATGAGGTGATTAAATTGATGGGTATAGGGGCTAGAATAAAAAAACTCAGAAAACAACGTAACTGGACGCAAGAAATCCTAGGGAAAAAGGTAGGGGCTTCGTCTCGTGTAATTGGTTATTATGAATCCGAAGAACGTTTTCCTTCACCAGATACTATTGCAAAATTATCTGATACATTAGAAGTAACAACTGATTTCCTACTAGGACGTGGTAACGAATTAGATATAAAGAAACACACAAAATTCAAGGAAATTATGGAACGATTAGATACGCTCCCTGAGGAAAAACAGGAAATTGTACTTCAACAGATGTTGGCAATAACCAAAACATTAGAAGATTATCATAATAACGAAAAAAAATAGCCCCTCATCTTGGAGACGGGCTATCTTTTAAATTCTAAAACTTTCTTCTATGTACTCTTCAATTAATTCCGGTTTAGTTTCATCTATTGTGCTCAAAATAGTTCTACAATCTCTTCTCTCGTCATTTCTATTCCCCCTATGTTTTTTCATTCTCATCTCTCACTTACATTCTATCATCTTGAAATTTATTAAATATCTTACTCGCAAAACTTTTAAAAATAAATTTTTAGCTACTAATTACCCCAAATAAAATCAAATACAATAAAAAAAAGACAACTTTTGGTTGTCTTTTTTTATTTCAGCCCCCAGGTTTTGTCCCCTGTTCCATCTTTTGTATTTTATTAATTTGATAACTCTTTGTTTCGAGTACCTTGTCTGTTATTGGTATTATGAATGTCATTGCACAAATTACTAATACAATTTTCTTCAAAATTAATCCCTCTTTTCTCTTTTTGTACCCCATAATCCATTTTAATGTTGGATGACTATCACCCTCATTATATAACTTTCTTGCAATTAAACCAGCAAAAAATAATTAGATTGTGCAAAAAAATGTTCAAGAACTTCATGCATAATTCCATAATCCTTACTTGCAATAGCTCTAAAGAAGATCACAAAATCATCATCGTCTTTCTGATAAAAAGCCTTCTTTATTTGATCAATCTCTTCAAAATTTAATACTCTATCTTCATAATATATTTTTGCCAATAAGAGATTATGTCTTGTCTCTTGTTCTAATTCAAATATCCCCGATTTTTTAGAAACTTCATGACTTTGTTCAAGATACTGTAAACAAAGTCCTTTATCCTCTATTAAATAAGACATACCTAGTCGGTAATATGCATCAGCAACAGTTTTATTACAGATGTTTGCGTTAATTATAATATACGCATAATGCCTAGTAGCTTCTAAATCATTAAGTTGCAAACAAACTGTACAAAATAGCTCTGCAATTCTGTGAATATAACAATTCCTTATAAATAATTTTCGGCTTTCACTCACAGCTAAAATAGAATTTTCAATTTCATTTCCAATTGTAAACATACGTTCAAAATTTTTATCAAAATAATAATTGTAACATTTCATAATTTCCGATAAAACACGTAAAACTGGATCTTGAATTTTTCCGTATTTCTCCAGTTCTACCTCGATATCATTCCCTGGCAATGTATCTTTCATGTAATCATACAAAATTTTATATACGCCTACATATTCTCGTATAGATGTTTCTTCACTTAAATGCTTATTAATAAGTTCGTTTAATAATTCAGTATCTCTAATAATAGCTGCATATTCGAAGCTCTGCTTAATTAATTCTGTAGAATTTAATTCTAGACACCAGTTATACATCAAATCTTTTGATTCAACTGTACTTAATGACATAACATGCGATAGTTTAAGTAAATTGCAAAAACTAATTGTTCCCTGATTTTTAAATTTTGACATATAGTGCAGAGGAACATCCATTTTTTCGGCCACAATTGTTAAATTTAAATCCTCTCTATCTTCAATCAAATCACATATTTTTTGATTAAAGCTCATAAAAACATTTCCCCCTCTCTAAAACATAAAAATTCACCATCCCATTTTCTCAACCTCTAAACCGCACTACGAATGATGAATGTCTGTTAAACTAAAGAGGAACTCGTATGATGCAAGTGTTTTTCCTAAGATAGCTTTAGGATGAACGGTGTGAGAGGTTTTGGCAGAAGCACCCCTTACACACGCTCTGCGAGTTTTTATGTTTTCTGTTTTTTATTTTTTGTTTTTTACGATTATTCTGTCTATTAACTTGACAGAAACCCATATACTGTATACAGAGCCAATTTTAGCACGGACTCGCATTCTATTCCACTCTAAAACTTATTTCTCAATATAGCATTAAAGAAAAAACTTGAAAATATTTGAATGCATTTTCACATATTTTATATTCGTAATGAATATTGGTTCATTATTCATTATATTCCACTCAAATTAACGTAGAAACCCGCCAATTTTTAAGTAGTGCACCCAACCAATTCTGAATTATATTAGAATATCATAAGAAACAATTTTCAAACTTTCTCAATATGTATCACGATATTATTATGGTAATATGATTTTACCCTTACTTGTATCATCATGACTGGTTTTCTACTAATAGTAGTGGGAGTGTTTATTTCTTGAGTAATTTCAAATCTAAATATGTTATACTGTTTTAAACGGCAATTTTATTTTCATGTAGGTAATATGTTATTAAAATTAAAGTGGTTAAAGTCAAAGAAAGGCTCTCAATTTATTTTGAGAGTCTTTTCTTTTGGTAACAAACAAGTTATAATCTACCCAATAAATTTAATTATCAATCTTTATATATACAGGAGGGGTTCTTATGGTGGTCTACAAAGATAAAGAACGAGGAACATATTTTTTTGTGGTCAGAGTCCGTCAGTTTGATGGTACCCAAAAACAAGTAAAACGTCGTGGGTTTAAAACGAAAAAAGAAGCACGTGAAGCTGAAGCAAAAATGTTAATTGAAAAAGAAACAAATTCAAATTTTACATTCGCTCAAGTCGCGGATAGTTATTTTGATTGGTATTGCCAAAGGAGAAAACAATCTTCAATTAACACCATTAAAGCCATCCTTGAAAATCATTTACTAGAAAAGTTCGGAAAATCAAAAATCAACAATATAACTGCTAAGCATATCATGATCTACCAAAACGAAATTATTCATAAGTATTCAGCTGTTTATTTGAAAAAGATTCATACCGTACTGTCCTCAATTTTTAATTTCGCAATAAAATTTTATGGTCTCACAAGTAATCCTGCGAGAATTGCTGGCAACTTTGAAAAAGAATCGAATAAACGATTAAACTTTTGGGAATTTGATGAGTTTAAACAATTCATTCATGTAGTAGATGATTTACTATATCAAGCCTTTTTTACGACTCTTTATTATAGCGGTGCAAGAACTGGCGAATTGCTAGCATTAACATGGGCAGATATTAATTTTGAAGAAAAATCGATTAATATTAATAAAACCAACTATAACAGACAAATTACAAAACCAAAAACCAAAGCCTCAAATCGTATTATTATGCTACCATCTCTTGTCATAGACTTATTGAAAACATTAAAAGAACATGCTACATTAGGGGCACCGATAAAAAATGATTATATTGTATTTGGTGAATTTTACACAAGTATAGCGACAGCCACCCTTCATAAACGTTTTGCCAAATATGTTGCTTCTTCTGAAATACCTAAAATTCTACTTCATGAATTTAGACATTCCCATGCATCTTATTTAATAAATAGAGGTGTTAGTCCACTTGTGGTAGCCCAGAGACTAGGACATTCGGATGTGTCAACAACGTTAAATACATATAGTCATTTATATCCGTCAAAACAAGCGGAAGTAGTTGCGTTTATGGAACAAGATTTATCATTTTCGTTACCAATTCGTGACCTACGCCCTTTAAAAGGTTGA